TATCCAAGATATATTTCACTACCGTCAAAAACTTCTCCGGTGATCTCGTTTCTCTGCTGATAAAAGCTGTGAAGATTTCCTTCAGAGTCGAGCGTTACTGCTATGCCTCCGCCGTGCCGTGAAGGGTAAAGATAATCAAGTGCCGATTCTTTGTTAGCGTCCATAAATGCCTCCATAATCGCATCTTTTTTGCTTTCTACAAGTTCTAACCACTGTGACTTTTTCATTTTTAGTACCTCCTCTTATTGTTTACTTGTGTGATCCTTATTTTTGTTCCTGGCAAAAAATCGCTGATAAGGTCCTCTCTTGTTGAGTTAAAGGCCATGACGTATTTTGCTGTAGGTACATCATAGTTATTCCTGTAGCTTAATTTAACCATTCCAGTGTATCGCTTCATTATTGTTACCTCCTCTATATGATCTGATTACATTATAATCAGGACTAAGTACCCTGTCTATAGGTCTTAAGACTCATCTTTTCCCACATTTAGGGCATGGGCTTGCGAGATATAAGACAGGGTGTATAATGTAAAAAGTAAGGTAAAGCCTTGATACTACAGGGCTTAAGGCAATGTAACTCAATATTGAAATAGTTTGAAAATTCTGCAGTGTGTACCTTGAAAAAATAATAATGATGACGGTGATGACACATAGGTTTCGGGAAAATATTCTGATAATTCCAGCAGGTTTCCACATTGTGAGGGCTGGAGAGGTAAAAGTTACAAATAGTAATACAAGTTAATTGTAACTTAATTAAAATTTGATAAAGTTAATGAAGTTTAGGTTAAGTTAATCGTAATTTTAAATTGTCCACGACAAAGTGATGACATTATGACACATGTGATGACACGTCTAAAATGGGGCTAAGCCGTTGGTACGACTGGGTTTAAGGGTGATGACACTTTTTAAAGTTGAAAAAGTGAAATTGCCCTTTTATTTTTGCTACTCATGTCCTCCTCACGCCTCAGGCCCGTTATATAGGGACCTGAAAGTAATTATTAAAATGTCATCAAGTATGTCATAATGTCATCACCTTGCATAAAATGAACTTTATTTTACACCTTAGGGTCTCCACATTTGACCGATGTGGGGCTTTTTTTATGTCTCTATATAAAAATGTGGATTTCCTGAGGTATTGCTATCACTGATATTATGGAAAGCCTGTTCTCCATGCTACTGTGGAAAAGCCAACCAGTATAATTAGCTGATGCGTTAATCAGCCTAAAGTCCCTGTTAAGGGTACATATACTACATGTAAGGCCCCGGCCCGCTATTTTTTAGTTCATTTTATAAAAAATATATACTCTAAGTTAACAAAAAACTGTAAACTAAAGTTCAATTTAGGCCTTTTGTATACTATTCTCTGCCTGTTTCAACTTGTATCGTACGGAAGCAATTGCAATATTGCAAATTGTATAATTTTCAATGTTAAATATAACTTAATTTCCAATTAAGTTATCATTGATATTACTACAAAAGAAAATATTGCAAATATTACATCTATTCCATTTCGTTATAACGGGAAAAACCTTATCATTTCGTGAAAAAATGGTACCCCGGGGTGTCATATAATGTATTAAATTCGATTAATAAAGGCTATTTTGGGACCTTTTCCGGCCTGTTTTAGGTATAACTAAATGGAATACTTCTTAAATGTCAACACTGGGGCTTACATTTATTACAAAAGTGGATTTATTGTTTGCTCCAGTATAGACATTTAAGGTCAATGCCCCTGTTTTTATAGGGAAATGTAAGGTTTTCTTGGTATTAATGGGATTTTTGGCCTTGATCTGGACCATAACTGGAGGTTATAGAAGTATCCCAATGTGGAATAAAAAATAAAAACTATCTGGATTTTACAGTGTTTCATGGTCTCTGAAATTTCCTGACTTGTCCTGATCACTGGCTTTACGCTGTTTTTATGGATTTGAAGGAATATCTTAAAGGAAGGGAAGTAGCTAAATGTAAGCCCAATGGTTGACATTTATTTATTTAATGTAAAGAATGTAAGGTTTTTTGTAAGAGCTTACTGGATCTTATAGGATCCTACCGGGTTCTTATATTATATCATTGATCCTTACCATGAAGATAAAAAAAGAGCCGGGAAATATCCCCGGCTCAATGGTCCATGTTTTTATGCTGTCCTGAAGGTTCTTTCTATATCATCCCATATTTCTTGAGCGAACCTTATAAAATCTTCTGGATCCTTTATGGTGATTTCCTTATCAGGAAATCTTTGATAATTAACCTTATACCCTGTATATTTGTTTAACAAAAACATATTAACCGCTGTAAAGCTTATTCCATATTCTTTTAAAAACTCACGAGCTGTCATTATTACTCCTCCTCTTTTTCGGTCAGCCTGCAATACCGCTCCCAAGCCGTGTCGTATGCGGTGTCTGTCTCCTCCTCAGTGTGGAAACTCGGAAAAACGGGGCAGTTTGCGTTCGCTACCATCTGCAGGAAATCTTGATATGTTTTCGGCAGATCCCTTACATTCTCTGCATCTGCTACTACGGCGTCTGACCATATACTCCCCATCATGGCAGCGTCAGAGATCCGTTCCTCTCTGGCCTTTCCTGTTTTCCTTTCTATCATCTCCATCTCTTCGATGGAGTAAAAAACAGAATCCTTCAGAATTTGATCGGCGAGTTCATTTCCACTGGACCCGCCTTCGAATCCGTCGAAAAACCTCTTGATATCGTGTGCCAGCCGTCGAGCATGACAGATATACTTCCCGGCGTCCTCGCCACAGAGTATCCCTGCCACGTCCTTGCCCCATTCGTATTCGACCTGGTCATATTCATGTTCCATTATTCCCTTTTCCATTATTACTTACCTCCTCATATTTATAGTGCTTTTATTATTCTTTCTATCTCCATTACCTGCTCACGTATTACTTCTTTATCTTCCTCTGCATAGTCCCTGAAAATATCCTCGAACAGCCTTCTTTCTATCTCGCTATCCATTGTCCTTACCTCCTCATATTGATTTCTATACATACTATACTACGGGTATATAGTCCTGTATATAGGTCCTGAGACCTATATTTTTATTTTTACTTTTATTGTCCTGGTTCTGTTGCCAGGGATCGCCGGGCTGTGATCTCAGCTCCAGGTTCCAGGCCCTTTGCTCTTCCTGCTGGAAATCTCAGCCATCGCTCAACGACCCCCGGGGGGAGGGGGATTCGGCGGCGAGCGGGGGAGTAGGTACCCCACCTCCACCCGAGCCCCAATTTTGAACTTTTATTAACTATGTTTAATCTTCATTGTTCACCTAATCCTATAGTCAACCCATCCCAAATGTGGTAAAATATGTTTAAACATACTACTCCTTCTCTTGCATGATTCACACTATTCATCATTGCTCGTTACCTCCTCCTTAAACAGTGGGTTCTCTCCGGGGCCCACTGTTTTTATGTATGTATATCCCTGTTCGACAGCTTCCCTGCCCCCCAATGTGGAACACATAGTTGACATTTACATGTAAAAGGTAGAAAATGTAAGTAAGTATATTTTTCTAACTATTCAAATTCTCCTGTAGGGAGTGTAATCTATGGCAGATTTTACAGAGCAGGAGCGTGCGGTAATCAACCTTGTGGCAGCCGGGATAACCGACGTAAGCAAGGCCTGTACAATGGCCGGGTTCGAGAAGCCCAGCGATAAGGCTCGTGAGCTTTTGTCCCGCGAGTCCTTCATAAGTGCTGTGGACACTGCGGCTGATCCTGAAACTGAGGCTATGGTTCAGTCAAAGACTGCCAGGAAGCGCTTCTGGGCGAGAGTCATGAACGAGGAAACCGCCGGACACAAGGACAAGATCCGCGCAAGTGAGCTGCTCGCCAAGGCGAGCGGTGATTTTGTGGATCAGGTGAACGTTAATTTCAGTCCGATGAGTCTGCTCAGTGAGCTTGAACAGAGAAAGGGCGCTAAATAAATGGCTAACCTGGCGACATTTGACGCTGGTCTTGTGGACAAGTTCGCAGAATACCACGATGATCCTGTGCTTTTTGTGCAGGAGATTTTTGGCGCAGAGCCGTCAGATCAGCAGAAAGAGCTGCTTAACAGCATGAAAAAGCCCGACGCGCATGTAGCAGTTAAGTCAGGTCACGGCATAGGTAAAACGTCCTGCCTTTCATGGCTTGGCCTGTGGTTCCTCTGGACTCGTCTTGATGTAGAGATACCGTGCACAGCCCCATCAGGTCACCAGTTGAATGACGTGCTGTGGTCTGAGATAGACAGCTGGAGAATGAGAATGCCAGGTCCAATGCGTGATGCTACCATAGTTACGAGGGACCGTGTAACCATAGAAGGATGTGGAAAGAAGCAGTACATGGTGGCTCGAACGGCTCGTAGAGATCAGCCGTCGGCGTTGCAGGGTTTTCATGCTAAGAACTTGCTGTTTCTGATAGATGAAGCTGCCGAGATACCGTATGAAGTTTTCGAGATCATGCAGGGTACACAGACCACTCATAATGCCAGAGTTATAATGACCGGTAACCCCACACTTGTTACCGGTTATTTTTATGATACATTCAATGCCTCCAATAGTGTATACAAACGACTCACTTTTTCCTGCGTTGATTCTCCACTGGTTAAGCCGGAATACATACAGATGATGAAGGATGAATACGGAGAGGACAGCGACCAGTACCGCGTAAGGGTGCTTGGTGAATTCCCGAGTGCTTCGATTATGCAGTATATCCCTGCTGATCTTGTGGAAGAAGCGGCAGGCAGGCACCTCGATGAATCGCAGTACAATTTTGCTCCAGTGCTCCTTGGAGCTGACGTCAGTTACTTTGGCGATGACGCGAGCGTGCTGTTCCTGAGGCAGGGATTGTATTCCGAGAAGTTATGGGCAGGAAACGACATAGATACTATTCAGTACGCCGACCTTATTCACAGGTTTGCCATGGAACGTCGAGCCGACAGAATATTTGTAGACCAGACAGGCGTAGGCGCTGGTGTTGTGGATCAGCTGCGGCGTATGGGCCTTGGCGACAGGGTGCTCGGTGTATCAAGTTCAAGCGCATCGAGCCGTCAGGAGCTGGCTAACAAGCGTATGGAGATGTGGTATGAGATGAAGGACTGGCTGAAGAACGGCGGTGCAATTCCTGATGACAGAACACTCAGGGATGATCTTGTAACTCCATATTATGATTATCATCGTCAGAGTGGTAAGATGAAGCTGGAATCCAAGCAGGCAATAAAGCAGCTGCGCAAGTTGCCAAGTCCCGACCATGCTGATGCACTGGCGTTGACATTTTCCTATCCGGTACATAAAAAGCAGGGTATAGAGGCTGAAAGATACAACGTTGTCGGTGGCATGTCGAGAAGCCACAAGAGATATGAGACTGTAAGAGCAAGTTAATAATTACGGAGGTGTAATAGATGTGTTTAAGTAATTTATTCAGTACTCCAGATGTTCCTGAAATAACTCCTCCACCTCCTGCTCCTCCAACTATACAGGGTGATCAGGGGGCAGGTAAGGAAGCAGCCAATATGGAGAGAGAGCGACGAAGGGCCGCTGCAAGGCAGGGTTTTGAGTCTACATGGCTTGGTAAGAGCCGTATGGGTAAGGCCGGAGGTGGGCAGGATAATAGCCAGGCAAATCAGAGACCGCAGACAGTTCTAAGGCAGAAGATGGGGGCATAAGTTATGCCGGTTAATGTGACCGACCTGAAAGCTTACAAAAAACGACATAAGGGAATACTTGAAAACCGGTCGCATTGGGAACCGATCTGGAAGGACCTGTCTTCATACGTCCTGCCTCAGTATGGAAGGTGTCTTTATCCTGGCTGGGAGCACAAGCCCAGACGTGGCGACGAGGATATGGTGACGTCCATGCCCACAATGGCGGCACGTGTCACAGCCGCCGGATTGCAGTCAGGCATGACGTCAAAGGCAAGGCAGTGGTGGAGAGCTGGATTGCCAGATCCTGATATGTCAAAGTTTCCCAAGTACAGGGAATGGCTTGACGAGATAACATTCAGGATGACATATGTCATGAGTCAGAGTAATTTTTATGAGTCAACATATGGAGTGTGGGCACAGTCTCCAACGTTTGGAACAGGGGTGACTGTATTTCTTGAGGATTATCAGGATGTTATACGCTGTCATACACTGAACATAGGAGAATATTCTCTTTCATCCGATTTTTCACTGCGGAATAATACATTATATCGTACATTCTGGATGAGAGGAGGAGAACTTGTAGATACTTTTGGCAAGGACAAGGTATCAAGGAACGTCAGAAATGCCTATGAACGTAACGACACCGAACAGTGGTATGAGGTTGTACATGTTATAGAACCCAACGACGACCGTATTGTCTCAAATAAAGGCAATAAGGACATGCCATACAGGTCTGTATATTACGAGACAGCCGCTTCCGACGATGAACCGCCACTTCAGATCAAGGGGTACGAGGAAAAACCTTTTGCTTCCTTCCGGTGGGAGCTCGCAGGACGTGATGATTACGGTTTCGGTCCAGGCTGGGTAGTACTTCCGGACTGTAAGGAACTCCATGCTACAATGAGAGATAGGGGTGTAGGCATAGAAAAATCGGTCAACCCCCCACTTCAGGCTCATGTAGCGGATATGGACAGAGCAGTTAATGCCGCTCCCGGAGGATTGTCTTTCTATTCAAATATGCAATCAGGTTCGGCTGGACGTATAGGTCCTCTTTACGAGGTCTCTCCAGACCTGAACGGAATACAGTTAAGCATAACAGAGTTGAGAGAACTTATCGATCAGGCATATTACAAGGATCTGTTCCTTGCATTGATGTCAAGGTCAGGCGGTTCAGCAGAGAAAACAGCTCGTGAGGTAGTATCACTTGAGCAGGAAAAGCTTTTAATGTTATCACCGGCCCTTGAGAGGGCAGATGAGTACCTTGATGATTCAATCAACAGGATTTTCGGAATAATGATGAGGGGTGGGCTTTTACCTCCGCCACCTCAGGATCTTGAAGGTGCTGAGATTGCCATAGAATATGTTTCTGTACTTGCACAGGCTCAGCAGATGATTGAGTCTTCCAAGATAGAGCAGGGTTCTGCATTCATAGCACAACTTGCAAGCATGTATCCTGAAGCTGCTGATATACTCGATCCGGATAAGGTTGGAGAAGGATATCTGTCAGCTATTCAGATACCGCAGAAGTATCTTCGTGATCCAAAGGTAAGAGAGCAGATACGAAAAGGACGGGAAGAAGAGCAGAGGAAGATGGAACAGATGGCTCAGGCACAGCAATTAGCGGAACAGGGTAAGACTCTGTCTGAAACTGACCTGAGTGGCCAGAACGCAATGCAGGCATTACTACAGGGTCCATCCGGAGGGATTGGGCAATGAGCAGGAAATACAAAGTAACAGATGACGAGGGTGCAAGAGAACAGAAGGAACGCGAAAAGATAGTTAATGATATGAGGTTGCGGGATCTTGGAAGCATAGTAGAAACTGAAGCAGGTCGCAGATGGGTGTATTCCATCATAGAACGATGTCATATATTCCATCCTGTGATGACAGGAAACAGTTATACATTTTTCAATGATGGAATGAGGCAGGTTGGACTTATGATTGTAGATGAGCTTTCAAATGTAGACCCTGAACTGTTCGGCAAGATGCATGCTGAATCGTTCAAGTGGAGAGGAAGAATAGATACTATATTACATAGAGAGGAGGAAGAAGATAATGGCTGAAGAACAGAACACTGATAACGGGACACAGACTAACACTGAAATCCCTGAAGGTGGAGATAATACTAATGAGGACAGGAACCAGCCGTCTTCTGAAGGTGTCGTAGATAACGGTAATCCTGAACCAGAAAGCGATAATCCTGAAGACAAAAAAACAGATACTGGTAAAGACACTACAGAAGAAGATACAAAGAAAGAAGATACCGAGAAGCCTGAAGTACCGGAAACTTATGAGTTCCCTGAAGATCTTGGAATGAGCGACGAGGAGAAGACAAAATACTCTGAACTTTTCAAGAAACATAAGGCTCCCCAGGAAGCAGTAGACGATTTTGTAAACGAGTTCAAGGAACAGGCAAAGCAGGTAAGGGAAGCAAGCGTCAAAGCATGGTACGATCAGGTTAAAAAATGGGGCGACGAAGCGGCAAAGAACGAAGAATACGGAGGTCAGGACTTTCAGAAGAACGTGGACTCTGTGATAATGCCGCTGGTTAGTAAATTTGGCGATCCTGAACTTGTAGAAGAACTTGACAAGACAGGATTCGGCAATAACCCGAGACTTCTTGGTATGTTCTACAGGATAGGAAAAGAAATTGGAATTGAAGCTGATTTCGTAGAAGGACAGCCCGGAGGGTTTTCCGATACGCAGAGCATAGCGGATATTATGTATCCTACTATGCGTAAAAATAAAAAAGAATAGCACAGGGGGTGTAGAGATTGGCAACTTATGGAACTTATTTACCTACAATGCTTGACTGGTCCAGAAGGCTTGACCCCAAAGGCAAGATTGATACCGTAGTTAATCTTCTGGCTGAAACGAACCAGATACTTGAGGATATGGTGTGGCTGGAAGGTAACCTTCCTACAGGACATCAAACTACCGTAACCACCGGTCTACCTGAACCAACATGGAGAACTCTCTACGGAGGTGTTCAGCCTACAAAGGGTACAACCAAACAGGTTGTAGACACTTGCGGAATGCTTGAAGCAAGGCCGCAGATTGATGTTGATCTGGCTAAATTGAACGGCAATTCTGCTGAATGGCGTCTCAGTGAGGAAAGACTCCATATAGAGGGTATGAACCAGGCTATGGCCCATACGCTCTTTTATGGAGATACTCGTGATGATCCTGAAAAGTTCATGGGTCTTCATCCGAGGTTCTCTGATCTTAGTGCTGACAATAGCGAGCAGATTATTAACGCTGGAGGATCAGGATCTGACAACACATCTATCTGGCTTGTAAGCTGGGGACCCAACACTGTTCATGGCATATTCCCTAAAGGCTCCAAGGCTGGAATGCAGATTACCGATAACGGCAAGCAGACTGTAACTGATAGTGCCGGTGGAAGATTTGATGTACTGGAATCTCACTACAAGTGGGATTGTGGTCTGTCTGTTAGAGATTGGCGTTACGTTGTACGTATAGCAAATATCGACGTATCTGATCTGACAACCTTTAACTCTGCTTCTGACGCTTCTGCGAACCTGATCAGGTTACTCATTCAGGCTACAGAGATGCCTCCAGAGGTGAACCTTGGTCGTCCTGCAATCTATTGTAACAAGACTGTAAGGACATGGCTCAGGATAATGATGAACGAAAAATCCAATGTTCATCTGTCTCTTGAAGAGGTAGCCGGTAAGAAGGTTCTTGCGTTTGACGGTATCCCTGTCAGACGTTGCGACAAGATCCTTAATTCTGAAGCTACAATAAGCTGATAGGGAGGTGTAAGAATTGATTCTTGACAAGAACTTGATAATGAGCGACGCACAGGCTGAAACAACCGTTGCTACTCATGCGTCTGACAATGTCATAGATACCGTCGAACTTGGAGACGCCGTCAATGAACTGTACTTTGAAGCGGCAGTTGAGACAGCATGTACTTCTGCTGGATCTGCCACTGTGCAGATTAAACTTATCACCGATCCCAACGAAGCTCTCGACTCTGGACCGACTGTTCTCTGGGCTTCCGACGCTATTGCAGTAGCATCTCTTGTGGATAAATACAAGTTTGGAACTATCAGACTGCCTAAGCCTGACAAGCTCAAGAGATATCTTGCGGCACAGATAATCATAGGAACTGCTGCACTTACAGCTGGAGCGTTTGACATTTACCTTACCGACAACCTTCAGACCAACATCAACGGGTAGGTGAGATAGTATGCAGTACCGCGTTATTGCTGACTGTATAGATCTGAAACAGAAGTTTCGTAAAAAAGGCGAGATAGTCTCTGTTCCGGACGGCGAATCTATATCAAAGTGGTTTAAGCCAGTAGAGTCTAAACCAGAAGCTAAGGTTGAATCTTCACCTGATCCTGATTACGTTGAAGATGATATTCTGTACAGAAAGAACAAGCAGGAGCTATATGATATCGCCGCAAAGGAACATGTTGATATCCCTGTTGGTGCTACCAATCCTGAGATAACTCGATTGATCCGTGCCAACAGAAAAAAGGAAAGAGATATTAAATCAAAGAAACAGTAAAGTGACAGGGGGGGAGATACCATCTCCCCCCATACGGTAATGAGGTGAGTACATGGGTACTACCAGAAAAGACATATGGAACATGTCTCTGGCTAAGGCCGGGATATCGAGACAGGTTGTTGACGATAAGGTTCTTGACAGTCCTGTAGCGAGAACTATTAATATGTTGTACGAACCTACCCTTCTTGCTTTTTTGCAGGAGCATTCATGGAACTTTGCAAAACGTATTTTGCCTCTTACACTTTCCGATTATGATCATATTCAGTGGGAATATGTCTATGAATATCCTGATGATTGTCTGAGCATGAGACTTGTTACATCTAAAGCGTCTGTTGCTACAAGGAAGGAAATTCCAGTTCCTTACGAGATTTTTACTAATGAAGCAGATAATTCACTTCTAATAGGAACCGACGAAGCAGATGCTTATGGTATTTATACTACTAATGCATTTTCAGAAACTACATTTCCTCCCAACTTTGTTCAGGCATTTTCAACACGACTGGCCGCAGAGATAGCGATCTCCCTTCAGGGTGATCGTGGCAAGCACCTTGATCTTCTTGAAATAGCTGCACAGCTGGCTGAAGGAACTAAAGAACAGAATGCAAACGAGAATATTCAGGTTGCAGGAGATCGTGATAGTAAATACACGAGGTCAAGATTATGACAGCAAAAAGAATGGGAACTAATCCAAGTCCTTCAACATTAAAAGTTCATCAGGTAGCAATGGTCGGAGGGGAAATAGCTCCGTCACTTTGGTATCGTTATGAACTTGAGAAAGTAAAGATATCTCTTGCAACGTGTCAGAACTTTATCCCTCAACCACATGGTAGTACTACATTCCGTCCTGGAACATGGAAGATAGCAGAGACGAAAAATTCAGGTCAGGCTATCTTGATAGCTA